CACCTTCCGCACCTTTCAATGCCCGTTTGCTTACTTCCCAAATATCCTCGTTGTAAGTCAAATCAATGCCGTATTTGGTATTCCAATGCAATAACAACTCCTTTACCGATTCGATTTGTGCATCCGTGTAATTCTGCCATAACTTGTAACCCTTATATGGTTTATCCAACTCAATTACATCGTCCTTCTTGATTTCACCACCTACATAATTATAATACTTACCACCTTTTTGTGTTAATGGTCCATAATTACAAATCTCAATTCCAATGGATGAACGATCCAACGGAAGATATGGCAACCCCTGGGACATAAAGTGCTTTGTACCTAACCCAAGGTGGTACGCCCAACACTCGCTTCCAAACCCTTGCACGATTGTTCCGTCATTGCTGATGGATACGCAAGTTGCAACCTTGTTGGCTTGTGATTCCCAAAACTGAAACACTTGTTCGCCACTTGGTCCACCCGCCGTGTGGTGTAAATAGATTTGCTTCTTTTCAATCTTTTCGTAATTGTACGAACGGAAATGTACTTGTTTAGTTTTCATCTTGTTTTTTACTTGCTCCGAAATAAAACGATACTATCATAGTCACAATGGAAGTAACCCCACCCGCTATAGTAAAATAAATGTCCTTTTGATCCGATGGGAAATCCCAAAAGATAATTGAAAATAATATGGCATAACTCAATGCCAAAATTAGAATGGCAACAATGCCTGTTATATTTGCTTTTAACTTATCCATTATCCTTGGCCTCTACTGGCTTTTTTTGATTTGTGTTTGTTTATGTGCTTGGTGTGTCTGCCCAACTTATTTTTGGGCTTTGCACGAAATGTCGATGTGTTGGTTGCCTTTGCCATTATTTCATTCCGTTTAATCGTAACATATTTTCAATTGATGCCGTGTCCATGTCGGCCATTGCCGTGTCGATTCCCATGTACATCATGGTCTTTGCATACTTTTCCGCCTTGGCTTGTGCCTTGACAACATCCGCTTTTAACGCTTCTTTTTCCGCAACCTTTGATTCAACCATCTTTGCATTCATCGTTTGAGCCATTTTGGTGACTTCTCCCGCACTTTCTACATTTTTTGATACCTTGCTAAGCAACGCATCTATTTCGTCGATTGTAGGTGTTTGTTTTGCGTTTGCAATTGTGAACACATAAGCCGTCATAAATAGGGCGGTAAAAACTAACAATGCCGTTCTCATAGTTTCTTCATTGTTTGCATTATACGGATTTCGGTCATGGCGGATGCCAAACAAGAATCGGATCGTTTCAATGCGTAGGTCAATTTATCAATCTTGACATCCAACGCCTCAATCTTTGAATTGGCCTTTTCAATTTGTTCCTTATAACCCGAACGCAAGTCCATATACAAATAAGACACACCCAACAACATACAAAAAGCCACGGCCGCAATGGGATTTTTCTTAAATTGCTCAAACGAAACGGGCAACGCATTGGGTTTTACTTTTGGGGCGGTCATTATTCAGTGGGTGGAAAAGGTGGTGGTGGTGGTGGGATGTATTCGGCTTCGGGTAAATCTAAAACCCAAGCGTATTCGGTTATTTCAACTTCTGGTTTGTCCTCATCGGAAAGGAACAAAAACCAAACGCCGTTAATATCTTGAACGCAATTAAAAAATTGATAAGGTGCGTAGTATTGCCCTTGTATCAAATCCTTTTGTTCGGGTGTAAGTGTGTAACCTATCATACATTTCTACTTAAACTGACTTGGAAGGAATTTACGGCGGTGTAAAGGTTGGATGCTTGGGTGTCGGTTAAGCCGTCACCCATTGAAGCAAAGGCGTGTTCGTGTGGGGTAAATTGATTTGCACCTGCTGGCCAACGTGAAGCACCCAAATACATTGAAATATTTGGTCTTGTTAATGTTTCAGTATTTGTATTTGTATCTAAGAGTGAACCATTAAAAAATAATTTTAATGCATTATTTGCAGTTCTTGAAGTTATTTGTAACCCTCTTGTATTTGTGTTGTTAATTCTAACTGCTGTTGTTGGATATAAATAAAAACTTGAACCTTTAAATGATACAGAAGCATAATATTGAAAAATATTCATTTCTGCAGTACCATCGTAAGCGCCAATTTGAACTCCACTTACAGATAAATTTTGAGTTCTTGAATACATTGCAAGATGTTGGCTAAAACCAGATGTTTCGTTTCTTGGGTTAAAATTTGTTTCCATAAAAGCACTCGTTCCGTTTGGCGTTACCCCCGTACTTGCAAAAGTCCATCCACTTGAAAAACTACCCGTAAAACTTGACGATTTTAAGTTTTGCGCACACGCCGCCGCACTTGCCCCCACCATTGGATAAATGGCTTTTTGCAATGTCCAAATCCCTGCACTCTTCATATCAAGTACAAGTTGATTGGTTGCAGTTTTTTCGGTTTCTGACAATGTTCCACCCGCAGTTGTAACGCGGTCAAAAAATGCTTGTGCATCGGGGTCAAAGCCACCGCCACTACTGGCAGTAAACCCGCCAACCCTTACACCAACACCAACGCCAAACATTATTCTCCGTACATTACAACCGATCCACTTGCCAAGGTGATTGAACTGATGTAACTACCATCGGCCACGGCAATGAATGTGCCTTGCTTTAATGTTACGCCACTCAATCCCAATGGTGTCATTAACGATGCACTTGCCTGGTCTAAAATTGCTGAAACAACGGCATCCGCGTTCACCACAAACCCACGGAATCTTCCCGTGTTGGCACTTGTGTTTGAAACGACCTTGGAACCCGTGTAACCCGCGCTAAATGAACTTGCTGAAATACTCATATCAATAAAACGATTAAATGGTTATTTGTTCCACATTCTCCGCACCATAAATGGCTACCAATGCATCGTACACGGCATTAACCAACAACGATTCTGCGGGGATTGTTTCGTACGCTACAACCGATAATTCAAGGTTTGAAAAAGTGGTGTTAAAATCTTCAATGCCTTGAATCGGGGCTTTGCCTTCTGCCAATGCTTGAACACTTGCAAAAACAAAGGTTGCGATTTGGGCGGGGATGATTCCGTCTTTTTGACTTTTGTTATCCGAATATCCTTCGGCAATAACAACAACCGATCCACTTGGGATGCTCAATCCCGATGTCAAATTTACGGGGGTGTTAATTTGTATAAGTTTCATATTTTTATGTATAAATAAATCTTGTTGTGTTTGGCATTCGTCCATTCAATCTTGACCTCAATGTTGATTGTGTTAAGTTATACAAGTCACTTACTTCTTTTGCACAAGAATAGTAAACTCCCGTATAGGTATCTAAAACAACTTTTGCTTTTGGGGCACCTCCATAAGATCGTGCTTTTGATAATTTATTCCTGGTTTCTTGCGATGCGATTGTCCCTTTTTTTGCTTGGCTTAATTTTGGATATTTTTTGCCAATTCTACTTATTGCAATTTTATTCCTTGATTCTTGTGTGTGTTTTTTTCCAAAAAAGGCATTTTTTTCACCCCATAAATCACGATTTTTTGCCGCTATTCTAATTGCTTCTAATGCTGCACCTGTGTATATTCTCCCCTTTGAACTTGATGCGGTTGGGCATAGATTGCAACACCATTGATTCCCAAAATGCTCATCAATATATCTTTGTTCAAGAAAGTCCAAATGTTCATTTCTGCAATGCACAATTATTTGAAATTTAAACATGCCGTATTTGTTTACAATGGCTTGAATTTTTGGGTTTCTATGTTTGTTTTTAGATGCTGATTCTTTGTGCGTACCTTTTCTACGCTGTAAATCAACGGCTTGACCATAATAATAATAATCATTATTGTCCCAATACAAACGATATATTCCGCCTTTATTCATTAATGCAAATCTACCCAAGAACTTCCATTATATACACACAATTTCAATGTAGTTATGTCCATTACTACCAATCCCGTGGCAGGTGATGCGATGGCGTTCTTTTCGGTTGTTGTCATTCGGGGCGGTAGGAATCCACGAGTTGTGCTGCCTATCGCAAAAATGGCACTTGCGTAGGTCGTTGTATCACCCACCCCAACTTCACCCGTTGATATAGATAATGGACTTGTTC